CATGTTTTAAGTAGGTTAGCGTTAATAATAACGGGCTGGCTTTTACCTAGCGTTATAGGCGGGGTATACCCGCCTATGCTGCTAGATATGGGCTAGGCGGTGTAGCGTAGCGCTGCTAGCGCTTTGCGACGTTCGTCTACGACCTTAGCTCCGTATACGTTTAGTCCCTTGTAGGCGTCTCCGAAGTTACCCTGTAGGTCTTCTATACCGGTCTCTACGAATGCCATAGCAAACGTAATGGCTGATATATGTCCGGCTACTGCCCAGTATCCGGTTGTGTTGTCTCCTGCGACTTGCTCGTTTTCGTATAGGTCGAAGCCTGCGATACGAGTTACGAAACCGTTTTTAATCTTGTCTGTGTCGCTTTCGGTGTCGCGGGTTACTACTCCTGCTTGTAGTAGCTTGTTCATGTACAGGCTGTTTACTACTACGAAGCGGTTGCTCTTAGGCGCTTTAGCTTGGTCTAGCTTAGTTTTAAGGTCTAGAAGTGAGCTGTAAGCGTTGCTTGATGTTATCGCGCGAGCTGTTACTGCCTCTATGGTGTAGGTTGCACCGGCTGAGATAGCGCCGCCTGTGTATGCGCTTGTCTCGTCGTCCTTGTCGTCCTCAATGGTAATAGAGGTGGTGCTGGTAAAGGTCTTAATGCGGTACCAGACGCTGTGCCCGTCCGCCTTAAAGCCTAGTCCTACCATAGCGCTAGTAAATGTAGTACTTGTACCGGTAACTACTCCCGTAGTTACTGCTACTGCTACTGTACCGGCTGTATAGTCGGTTGCTACGCGGTTACCTGACGCAGCGTCGCTGTGTCCGATACCTAGAACGTAGGTGTCTACTGCTTCTTGAAGCTGACCCGCTTTTTCTACCATAAGTGTAGACTCTGGGTCTTCCACGTATGACTTAAACTTGTCAATGCTTTTAATCTTGAAGTAGTAAGCCTTTTGCTGGTCGGTGTTAAGGGTACCCTCGCTCTCGGTTACGCTACCTAGGGTAAGGTCGCTACCGTCGTAGTCTTGTAGCCCCTCGCTTTCGCTAAAGGTTAGGACGTTTAGCTTACTTGCCTTGTCCTTGATTTCGCCCTCGTACTCGTCGTTGGTAATGCGTGGCGTTACCGCGGTCTCGAAGTACTTTACTATGGCGTTTGTAGCAAATTTCTCTGCTAGATTAGTTCCATGTGCACTCATAATAATTACTGTTAAATACTAATAAGGTTGCTAATTGCGTCCTTACTACAGTAATTCTTTGGTGGTGCTAGTGGGCTTAGTCTACTATAACTAGTTTCTTTTCGCGTACTAGTTTGGCGTGGCGTCGTGGGTCTTCCTTGCGTAGTCGTGCTGCCTCCTCGGTAGTCACTTCTAGCTTGTCGCCGCTCTGCTTGCCTATAGTTCCTGCGCCGTGTGTGCCTCCCTCCATTCCCTCTGGTTGTGGTTCCGTTGGGGTTGGGTCTGCTTTCGCTGCCTCGCGGGTTTTCTTTAATATGAAGCTGTCGGCTAGTAGGGTTAGGTCTTTCTTTAGATTATCTTCCTCGTAAATGAAAGTTCTAAACTCTTCTAGGTTCTCTCCGATTAGCTCATAACCCTCCTTACCTTTAAGCTCCGTTAGTTGCTTTTCGGTGGTGTGCTGGTCGTGCATTTCTGCGACCATACGTAGGGCGTTTGGTAATGCTTGGATATTCCGTATTACCTCTTTCTCCTGCGGGTTCATTAGCGGGTAGCTTGGGAATGCGTTCGCTAGTTCCTCCTCTGAAAACTGTGGTAAGTCGTTACGTTCGGGTGTTGGCGTAGGGTTCGGGGCTGGGTCTGCGGATATTTTTTTACCAGTTTCTGGGTCTATACCATTTTCCTTTAGTACTCCCATTAGTCGCTGGTTCTCCGTAGTACTCTGTCCGAACTTCTCTTTATAATCTACGTCTCCTCCCTCGCCTCCTTGTCCGCCCTCTGGGTTAGGATTTGGTGGCGTAGGTGTCGGTGTTGGGTTAGGGTTTGGGTCGCCTCCCTGTGGCGTTTTGCCCGTCCCGTTGTCCGGTGCTGGTGCCGGTGTTGGCGTTGGCTCCGGTGTAGGTGTGGGGTTTGGGTTGTTATCTGACATGATATTTTTTGTTATTCCGTCCCATTTCTGGGGTTTGGTAATACTTATGGTTTACGGCTATTTACCGCCGTTAGGGTTTTTCCAGCCTAGCTTTTTGCCTGCTCCCTTTTTAGGGTACTTGCGCGCTGGCTTTGCGTTTGCCGGTACTTTCGCTACTCGGTCTTTTACCTTGTCGCTTGCTACTGGCATGTTTACTCCTTTACTCATATTACCGTTAATAAATTACTAATAATGGGTTTACGCTCGTAGGCGTTCTCGCAGTTCCTCGTTGGTTCCGCTTACTTTTAGCCCGCGCTCCTTACATGCTGCTTTTAGTGCTTCCTTGTCCATAACGTCGTACTCGTCCTGCTCGTCTTCGTCTTCTTCCTCGTCGTCTACGTCGTTATCTTCGTCGGTGTCTTCCGGTGTGTCCGGCTCGTCCTGCGTTGGCGCTTCTGGGCGCTGTGCTCCTACGGGGCTTTTCTTGCCGTTTACTCCGTAGTCCTTACGTTCTTCCGCGGTAAGGTAGTCGCGGCGTCCCCATAGAAACGCTACTTCTGCGTCTGTTAGGGCTGCTGGTTCTTTGCCTAGTATTGCCTCTAGGCGCTTAAAGCTAGCTGGGTCTAGCTGCTTTTTTGATAGTGGGCTTTTTCTTTCTGACATGTTTATATTGTTAAGTTAATAAATGCTAATAATGGGTTTACGGTATTCTATGTATCTATTAGTCGGCTAATATGCTCGGCTAATTCCTCTCTCGACCTTTCCCTACGTTCTATTAGGGCGAGTAGGCTCTCATAGTTCTCTATACGCGCTACGGCTATCTGTGCTGCTCTGTCGTCTCCTTTCTTTACTGCTTCCCGTAGGTCTGCGTTTACCTCGGCTAGCTCTGCGCGCATTACGTCGGCTAGGTCTTCTACCGTAAGCTCCTTGGTTAAGGTTTCGCGCCATTGGTCGTACGTTGCGCGCTCGTCCTTATCTAGCTCTACGCTACTTTTTAGTCCTAGCTTCTCTAGGTACCTAGTAAGTAGTCCTGCGTATTTAGCTGTTTTGTTTTCCTTTGCCATGGTGCCTATACTTTAATTTTACTTGTTACATGTGATACGTCAAACCTTATAATGTGAATAAACTAGGCTACTCCGCCTCCTATGGGCGCCGGTGCCTCTGGTTTACCTCCTACTCGTGCTAGTTCTTCTAGCTGTCCTGCTGCCGCCTCTGCCCCTACTGGTATAGCTGCTGCGTCGTTTACTCGTGCCTCTGCCTGCTGTATTTCGTAGTCTTCTATCTCCTGTCGTTCTTGTGGGGTTAGGTTAATAATGCCTATCATGCGCTTTTGTATAGCTTTGCGTAGTGGCATGTTGTTAGGGAACTCTGCGGCTACTGCTTTCATGCGTACTATTTCGTCGGTCTTCTCTACTAGTATCTGGCTTCCTATACCTACCTCTACCTCGTAACCCTCCTCGTCTGCCCATTCTTCTTTAGTTACTTCTCGCTTGGTTAGGGTGCCGTCTAGTGCTTTCTTGTATAGCTTAATTTTCTGGTTTTCGCCTACGTTGGCGTTAAGCATTTCGTACCATTTCCATATAATGCGCTGCCTTGCTCGTTTGTAGTAAGGCGCCATATCATTAGTACGCTGCATAGCGTTACCTACGGCTATCTCTATCTCGCCTAGGGTTCGCTTTACGTCTTCTACTGCTCCCTTATCTATAGCTCCGGTTGCGCTCGCTTTCTCCGCTATGTTTACTATAAATTGTATGTCTTCTAGTGTGCCGGTAATTTCCGGTATGTCTACGCGCTTAAATACGTCGTCTGGTTTTCCGGGAAGTGGGTACCAGCCGAATGGGCGGGGTTGCCATGATTGCGGGTTAAAGCCCTCTACTTTGCTATTGTAAAAGTTCATACCGAAACTGCGTAGTGTTCGGTTTTCCATGTACTGGCTTATCCATGTGTTAATGGTCTTGTTAGGCGTTAGTATTAGGTCGCCTATTCCGTCGCTCCAGTAGTCGGTAATTTCTAGGTCGTCTGCCCAGCCCTCGTATGGGTAAAAGTCTACGCCTATAACGTCCTTTAATGGCTTTGCTTTTAGTATTACTTCGTCGTTAGCCATTAGTACGTAGTAGCGTACCTCTTTCTTTAGGTCTTTGTCGTATAGGGTAGTAATGTGCCCGTTTAGGCTTACTATCTTGTCGTAGCCCTCTAGGTCTTCTAGGTTATCTATACCTAGTGCTTGTAGGCGCTCTTTCTTCGCCTGCATGCTGTCTTTATACTCGGCGCTCTTTTTCATTCCGCTACTTCCCGTACCGGTGTACTGCTCGGCTACCTTTGCTCGTGCGTCTTTGTCGTAGCTCTTGTCTTTCTTAATAATGTCTAGTGGCTTGTATATGTCGGTCTCTACGGTAAAACGCGCGGTCTCTATATCCCACGGCTTAGTCTGTGGGTCTACTAGTAGCTCGTAAATGTCTTTTACGTCTATAGTTACCGGTATGTTAGCGTCGCGGTCTATGTTTAGTACGAAGTGGCTACGCCCGTATAGGTTCTCCTGCTTCTTGTCTACGCGGTCTAGTAATATAAAACTATTGTCCTCCGCTGCGGTGTCCCATATCGTATTTATAATAATCTCCTTGTCTAGGCTACCGCTCTTACTCTTAAGCTCTATGTCTGTAGTCTCGTTAATCTTTGCCCCTACGCTTCGTATGGTTTCTTTCATTAGGGGTATGTTAATACGCTGCCGCTGTGTTAGGCGGTTAATGCGTACTATGTTGCGATAAAGCTCATATATCTCATTCCACGCGCTGTGGCGTCGCTTCTGATATTTTACGGCTATTTTCTTCTCGTGCTTTAGTTTATCGCGTACTCCGCTTACCTCTATTCCGCTGGGTAAGTTAATTGGTTTTTGTTCTTTTTGTTTTGCCATGGTATGTAGGACTTAATTTATACGCGTCGGTCTTACTATTTATTATAAGACTTATTGTATGTTACGCAAATGGTACGTATGTGTATAACTTTAGTAACGGTTTTTACGCTTGTGGGTTAAGTGCCATTTCCCGCAAAACTCGCATACGTATATTCTTAGGTAGTTGTTCTGCGTATTACATTTTAAGCGTTCCGCTGCTTTAGCTGCGCTCTCTCTAGTTTCGTGTTGCCGCTTGTCTGTTACGGGGCAACGGTGCTTACGGTTCTTTTTTCTGCGCTTCCCCCCGTGGTAATAGTTGTACTGCGGCTTTTTCTTTTTGGGTGCGGGTTTCGGCTTCTCCCGCATTACGGTTATCTTGCTTAGGTCTACGTCCTTATTTACCGGCTCTTTTTCTTTCTTCTTAAATAGTCGTAGTAATTTATGTACTAGGTCTAAAAACATTACTTAAAGTGCTCTATTATTTTTCCTACTATCTCCTCTGTAATACCCTCCTGCCATGTGGTCTTAAAAAAGTTAGGTAGTTGCTCCTCTAGCATGTCGCTATCGTCGTCTATAATTGCGTACTTTTCTACTTCTGGGTGTGCGTCTAGCCATGCCTTAATTTCGTCGCCTCTTACCCTACCCGCTTCGTGTATTTGCGGTGTCTCGTCGTACATTTCTATAAAGCAGCGCTCTACTTCTTCTCGTCCATGCTTAAAGCAGCGCCAGCTACTACTTAGTACGTATTTTACCTCCGGCATTTCTAATACTATGCGGTTTAGCTTAGCTACTAGGTACGGGTCTATACCTATAAAGCCTCTGTGCCTCTGTCGTGTACTGTTATTGTTTAGTACTCCGTCTATGTCTAAAAAAATTACTTTCATACTCTATACTCCTATGTCTGGGTAGTAAGGCTGTACGCCTCCTCCTACTTCCGGTTGCTCATATATTTGCTCCGGCTTTTGCGGGTTAAATGTAAAACTTAGCGCGTCCGCTACGCCTAGGTCGTGTATGTTGTAGTACGGCTTTCGTAGTAGGTCTTTCGGTATTATTTGTATCTGCCCGTCTTTGGTCTTGTACTTTACTGCTAGTAGGTTTTTCCAGCGCTCGTCTTTGGCTAACTTACCGCCTCCGTCTATCCAGCGCTTTAGGCTCCAAAACATATAAGCGCGTAGGTTTGCGTAGTCCTTTACGTCTTCGTCTGCCGGTAGCATTTCCTCTAGCTCCTTACCTTTTACTCCTGCGTTTACTTTTACTAGTAGGCGCTTTGTCTCTTTCGCCATTTCTAGCCTACGTGCTCCGCCGCTACCTACTCCTTGCTTATCCCAGTGTATTTCTTGGTAGTCGTGTCGTCGTTTTGCTACGTCGTCTGCGAAGTCTAGTACGCCTAGCTGTGTAGTTGCCGTTAGTATCTTGCCTAGGTTATTGCTTCTACCTACGGCTACGCTTTCGTTCTGTCCGCCGTCCGCTGGGTCGGCTCCTAGCTTCTTAGTACCTACTTCGTCTACGCTCTCTGGGTCTACTTGTGCCCGCTCTAGCATATTGTGGGTAATAAGCGGTAGGTAACCGTACTTGTCTCGTGCTTCTTCGTCTGGGAATATATTCCAGTAAAGTACGTCGTAAAATGGCTTGCCTTTCTGCTCCTCTAGTATCTTCTCGCTTAGGCGTCCCTCTGCCATACCGCGCTTAGCGTCTATGTTTACGTGGTAGTAGCTATCGTCTAGTAGTGCTCGCTTAAAATGGTTGTTATAAAACGGGTTACCGATTTTCATTATAAAAAAGTCCTCTGGGTTGTCCCCGAGCATTCTAAATATCTTAGCCTCGTATTCGTCTTCTACTAGGCATGCCTCGTCTAGTACGATATTAGGCGCTCCCTTACCCATAGTCTGCTTTTGGCTATAGGTTCGTACCTCTCCTCCGTTAAGGTAGGTAATGTGGTCGCGGCTTCGGCGCTGTGTTAGTCGCTCCTCTTTTATCGCTTTAGCTTCTGTCTTTAGTAGCTCGCTTATTATAGGGTCGTTAATACTAAACCAGAGTACGTAGTCCATAATAATCTGGGCGTCTTCTTTCGTTGGGGCTACTATCGCCCAGCGCTCCCTTTTCGTTGCTGCTCGTATTGCTACTGTGGCTCCTACGATAATACTTTTACCGTAACGGGTGTGTGCCATTACGTGTACTTTCTGCTTACCGTCCGGCGCCTTACGGTTTAAGATACATTCCCCTATTTCCTTTTGCCCTTGTACTACGGTCTCGTGCAGCATAATACCGTCCTGCGTCTGTAGGGTAAAAGTGTCTAGCATTTTGTCTATGCTTGGGGTTTGCATGGCTCGTCTTCTTTAGTTAATAAGTCGTGTAGGTATAGCTTTTGGTATGGAACAACCATTGGAAACGATGGCTAATACCGT